AAGACAAATGCAAAAGAGACTGATTCTAGGGTTTTGGAAACCTGAATCTTTTGTAGATCATTGGTATATCTCTTTAGCCTCACCTAAGTATGCTCATTGTGCGATACTATTGGGTCACTGGTACTTAGGCACTTGGCCTGAAGGGAATGCTTGGGTTTCTTTAAAAGATCCAAATACCGAGGAGAGATTTAGAAAGCCCGATGCGGCTTTCGATTTTGGGCCTACGGATAAAGAGATTGATGATTATAGATATCTTGAATCTACGCGTCTACCTGTAATAGATACACTGCTGTTTAATATTATTAGGGAATCTACAGGACACGCACTTTATCCTAAGCCTCAAAATAACTGTGTGCATTGTTGCAGACAGGTACTTGGATTGTGGGATGATGATATTCAAACTCCAGATGAATTGTACGAAAGAGTAATAAATGAAAAAACAAGAATGGCCTCACATCGACAAGAGGCTGATTGAAATTCTAGAAGAAAAGTTTGCAATTACGGACAAGGACCTGACTAAAAATGAAAGCGAGCGTTTTCATTTAGCAGGACAAAGATCTGTAGTTGTATTACTTCAAAATCAATTCGATATACAGAAAAAGAAATGAGGTTATGCTATGGCATATGGTGATCCAATGTACGACCGAGATGGAAACATTGTTGGTTATGAAGGTATGGAAGCAGAAGAAGTCGGAATGACGGACGAAATGGGAAACATTAGGATTCCCGGTCCTGAAATGTTAGACCCTGATTCTATCGACACTAGCGATATTTTAGATGAAGATGCTTTGAGAGCAGAAGCTTTAGAAGTTTCACAGTTTTTAGCTCAACAATTAAAAGAAGAGTCAAGCCGTAAGAGAGGCCAAGCAAAAGCTAAAAAACGTCTTCAAGAAAAGATGGCTAAGGAAGCTGCAGGTAAAGCTGAGATTCAAAGAATTAACAAGGAACGTCAGCAAGAAGTTTCAAAGATGTCTAGAGGCCAAGCTATGAGAAAAGAAATGCTTGACCGTAGAGGCAGAGGCGGTAGACGAGGCCGTATGTTTAGACGATTAAGCGCATTTAGAATTCCAGATGGTTCAAGTTTGCCCGGACAAGGTGGACAAGGAACCATGTTTAACTGAGGTACTATAAATGGAAATGGCAGAAAAATCTATTGAAGATCGTTTCTTCGCATTCGATTCACTTCGTACAGCAAAGCTAGACAGAGCTAGGGGTTGTTCTGCCTTAACACTGCCTGAGTTATTACCACCTATTGGTTACTCTGAGACTGAACAATTAGTTACTCCTTACTCTAGCATTCCTGCTAGGGGAGTCAATGCATTGGCATCTCGCATTATGAGTGCTCTTTTACCCCTTAATGACTTGCCCTTCTTTAGGTTCTTCCCAAAGACTGGTGAGTATCCTCCTTTGGAAACTCAAGAATACCTTGAATCTATGGCTTCTAAGCTGCACAAGAAACTAAACAGCAAGAACCTTAGAGAGGCTATCTATCAAGCTCTCCAACAACTGTTGGTGCTTGGGGATGCTTTGCTTATTCTTGAGGATGACATGATCTTCAGAACTGTAAGGTTAGATCATTACGTCATTAAAAGAAACCATAGGGGTGAGGTTATTGAGATTATTTACTTAGAGCATGCTGCTAAGGCTAGCAAGACCAGTGCTATGGATGATTCCTATAACCCCGGTGTTGTCTATCCTACAGCAGTTGCTAAGAAAGGATATGATACTATCTTTAACAGGCTGGTATGGAACGCTAAAGAAAACCATTGGGAAGTCAGCGTTGAAAAGGGTAAAGAAATTATCTCTGAGGGTATCTACAAAGTGCTCCCTGTTATTCCCCTGCGTTGGCAGTCTGTAACCAATGAGAACTACGGTCGATCTCATGTTGAGATGAATATTGGTGATATTAAATCCTTAGAGTCTTACACTGCAGCCCTTATCGAAGGCCTTTCTGCAAGCTCTGCATTTTGGATGGCTGTAGATCCTTCGGGCATCACGGCTTTAGATGATATCTCTAGTCAATCAAATGGTACATGGGTTTCAGCAAGGCAACAGGACGTGTTTGCCATTACGCCCTCTAGCACCATGAACCCTCAAGTATCTTTGAGTATGCAGGCTGTAGAAACTATGCGTAAAGAGGTAGCTCAAAGCTTCCTTATGTCTGGTAGTGCTATCCCATCTGGAGATAGAGTTACGGCTACCGCAGTGCGTATGATTGGACAAGAGTTAGAGCAGGTCTTAGGTGGGGTGTTCTCATCTATTGCTAGGGACTTACTGGTTCCAATTATTAGAAGAACATTCTATTTAATGGTAGATAATAAAGAAGTTGATGAACGTTTAGTGTCTGAGTTCCAAGATGAAGACTCAGGCGTTCTGTCTGTTGATATTGTTACTGGACTGCAGGCTCTTAGTAGAGAGTCTGATAGAGAGCGTCTTATGGCAATGGGCGAGATGATTCGCAACTTGCCAGAGACTGCTGTGCAAAACTTTAAGTTCGATGAGTATGCTAGGGCTCTTATTACAAGCCTTGGCTTTGATCCAAGAAACTGGGTTAAGAGTGCTGATGAGCTTGAAGAAGAAAAAGAAATGGCTATGGCTGATCAAGCTAAGATGCAAGCCGTGAATGCCATGACCACTGCTCATGCTCAGAACAGTGCAGTACAAATGCAACAACAAGGTCAACCTGTAGCAGCTGAACAAGTTAATGAAGCTGTTCAACAAATGATGTAACCAAGGAGATAATACATGGAAGAAAATACACAAGTACCACAACCAGCTCAACCCGGTATTGAGCAACAAGTTCAAGCACCTAATACTGAACAACAGGCTACGGCTCCTCCTCAACTGAGTGCTGAAGCTCAACAGTATAACTATGAACGAGAGATGTTCGTTAAAGGTGCTCAGGGCAGCATGGATTTGCCCGGAAACTTTAAGGACTTTGGAGATTACTTTGACTCATTAAAGGAAGCCCAAGGTCAATATACACAAGCTAGACAAGAGATCTCAGCATTGAAAGCCCAGATGGCTACTGATGCTTTAGCTCAACCCGCACCTGAAGTTCAGGAAGGTGAGCAAGGATCTTATGATGGCTTCTTAAACATTCCAGACCCAGCTGAAATTCTTAAAGCTAAGGCTCTGGAAGATTTAAAATTTGCTTCTCAACCTAGAGAAGTTACTCAAGAGATGACTGATGCATGGTCGCAAGAATACATGCAGAATCAAGGACAGTTTACGTCTGAAACTCTTGAGGCTATTAAACAATCATTTCCCGGTGTAAGTGATGATATGATTTACACCTTCTATCAGGGCATGAAATCTATTGAGCAACAGAATGTCAATAAGGCAGTAGAGGTTGCAGGTAGTCCTGATAAATTAAAAGAAGTTATTGCTTGGGCAGCGGACAATTTAAGTGCTGAAGAAAGAGTTGCAACGAATGAGGCGCTTGCTGGTCCCGGTTCTGAGTATGTACTGCGTGGTTTGATGGCACGTTATGAGGCTGATTCAGTCTCTATGCGGGCTGAAGAACCACAACAAGTCCCCGATAGAGTTGCAAATGCAAGTGCTGTCGAGGCAATCCAAGGGTTTGCTAACCCGCAAGAAATGAATGGTGCTATGAGGGATCAACGATACGTTCAAGATCCTGAGTATAGAGCCTTTATCTCTCAAAGATTAGCAAGGACTCCTTGGTTAACTAATGGCGGTAGTTGAGCCACCGCCGACTTGGATGAGTTATATTAAGACTAGAAACTAGTGATTAGTATTCAAGATGTTAAGATATAACGAATCACCTAGGTAAAGCTGACTCCCCTTGAGGGAATAATCAAGCTCTGGGTTTATGTATTTGGCTCATGCTAATTATTTAAACCTTAAAAAGAAAGGATGTGTCTCATGGCTTTTTCAAATGGACACTCTGAACCAAACTTAAACCTCGTTAGATGGGGTGCGAAAAATACTACAGCTACGGCTGCTACTCAAATCACTGGTCAATCTGCTGCTATTTCAGATGTTAACCTGTGGCTTAATACTTGGGCTGGTGAAGTTCTTCACTCTTATGATGCCTACAACGTCTTTGAAGGCTTAGTCGATCAAAGAACCATCGAAAATGGTACTACCATTGAATTCCCAGTGACTGGTACTATTGCTCTTGAAGAAGCTTGGGAATCAGGCGAAGAGCTTAAGGGTGGCGGTTCAACGACTAACACCTTTACGATCTCATTAGACCGTAGACCTATCGCTGCTCACTTCGAGCTCGATAACATTGACCTGATGCGTGAGCAGTTCGAATTCCGATCTGAGCTCGCTCGTCAAGCTGGTCTTACGCTTGCTAATGAAAGAGATCGTCAATTAGCTCGGCTTCTTCACAGCTGTTCTATTGAGGGCTCTAGAGTCCACAAGAGAGAGGGTGAAACTCCTGATGCTGACGTTGGTGGAGCTGGTGAGACGTTTGAAGGAATGGACGAACGGTATTCCGGTCGTATCTATAACCCTAATGGTTCTACTCACTTTACCGACTTAAGTGGCGAAAAGCAAGGCCTCTTTGTTCTTGCTGCTATTGAGAAAGAAATGGTCAAGTACAAGGAATTAGATATTCCTGATACCGGCTTGACCTGTGTGATTCCTCCCAATGTCTTTAACGAGATTCGTCGACTGGGTATTGCTCATGTTTCTCATTCTGGGCCAACTGGAACCAATACAACATTTAATGCCGGTGGATACAGCGATCCTCTGTTTATGGGCATTGCTCAAGCTACTAGCATGAGCTCTACCCTTAACTACATGGGTTGCACCATCATGGCTTCTAACCATGTTGCTCAACCTGCAGCTAACTACACTAGTGGTGATGCTAACTATCAAATCTCTGAAGCTGCATTCTCTAACCCTGCTGATGGTGACGATGTTAACCATGCAGGCGGTAATGCTTACAAGGGTTTGATCTTCTCCAGAGGTGCTGTTGCTTCGGTTCGTAAGCAAGGCCTGAAGGTTGATACGGTTGAAGACGTTCGTAGAAATACCGTGTTTACGGTTGCTTCCACCTACATGGGTGGCGGTGTTCTTCGTCCTGAACTTTGCGCTTCTCTTTGGGATAACGCAGGTTCTACTAAGGGTGGAGCTGGTGCCGATGGTGCTGATAACACTGGTTTTGCTAATACGTCAGGCAACCGAGCTAATAACGCTGGTTTAGACGTTCAGATTTCGGTCTGATACATTTTAATTCCAATCCCCTTGGCTTAACGGCTAAGGGGATTATTTTTTATTTTACTATTTAAAGAGAGGTACATATGTCCGCAACAGATAGCTTAACTGAATTAGAAGCTGTAAACTACATGTTAATTAGTGCTGGTGAACAGCCAGTAGCAGCGTTAGGAACAGCCGATCAAGGTACTGACACTGTTACTGCACAATTTATCCTCAATGATGTTGTTACTAAAGAGTTTCAAGAGAGAGGAATTGACGAGAATGTCTATGAAACCATCATTGCTGCAGCAGGAGACAATACTGTGTCCTTGCCAGCAGGAACAATTGATGTGTATCTTAGAGACTTGCTTGAGGTTACTGACTCAAGTGGTGAGAACAAGGGGCAAATGAATGTCACTGTTCGTGATGGTAAACTCTTTAATGTGACTTCTCAGACCAATGACTTTAGTGCTTATACTAGCAAGGTTGCTGGTCAAGGTGGTTTTAGATTGGTTGTAAAGGTATATCTTCCCTTTACCAGTCTTAATGTTTCTACCAGACGTATGATTATGGAAGAGTCTGCAAGGCGATATCAGATGCTTACCCAAGGTGCTAGTAATGTTGATGCTATGCTTAGCGGTAGAGCACAGCTTTCTAGAGCTCAAGGTAGATCTAATGATATGAACAACAAGGGTAGAAATCTCTTTGATGGTAGCGATTATAATAGGTTCTTTGCTGTCAATAGAACCTTCTTCCCCAGATACGGTAGTCACTTATCTGATTACGTGAGGAGAGGATAATGCCTACACAAAAGACAACAATTAAGATGCCCTCATTCTCTGGGGGTGTAGCAAAGACTGCTCCCAGTAAAAGAAGACCTGACCAAGTAGAGGAAGCTGATAACGTATTCTTATCCCTCGAACGAAGCAGTGAGAAAAGACATGGCACTACGTTTATAAAAAGTGACAGCAGGACTGGTGGAGACTTAAACATTACCGAGCCTACGGCAGGTGAGTTAGTCATTGAAAACTTTAGATTAGACAAAGATAACAGCATCTTTGTTGTCATTAATCCGGCAGCTGCTGCAGCTAATGTTGTTCAGTTATTCAACATGCAGACAGGCAATAAGATTACTGCCTCTTCTTTGAACGATACCAATGGTAATATGACTAAGTTAAAGACCTATTTAAACATTGGGTCTGGATCTTACAGCGATAAGATTAAAGTTCTTAGAGTTCAAGACTCTCTTCTTATTCTTAACACTGAAGCTGAAGCTAAGTTTAAGTTAACAGATGAAGGTCAAGAGTTAACTTATGAATCTTTAGATAGATTTAGTCTTAGAGAAAGAAATGATTTAACATCCCAAAATAATGTTAGACTTCTTAACGGAACACCACCTTTTAATACTACTCAAGCGGCTGTTGATTATATGAGTGCAACTCAACTAGCCTTAGATAATAGCAGTAATGTAAGAAGATTTTTTAATTTTACTTTTAATCAAGGATTAAACATTAGACAAGCATTAGGCAGAAAAATTTACAGAGGAGATGAAGGTGCTAATCAAGCTGCTACAAATGATTTATCAACTCCAGCAGATACTGCTCCTAGTGTAGGTGATTTAGAATACATCCAATACCCCTATGGTCTTTTTCCTTTTTATAAATTAGTAAGTCGATATGATCCTAGATTTACTCAAACAGATCTTACTACATCTGCAGCAGAAAAATTAGGTGAAGTAGATTACTGGGAAGAATTTGGGTATGTTCCATCTGATAATAGAGATAGAACTTATAACACTACTTTTGCTAGTATTGCTGATAATCAAAACTCAATTAGTGTAGGAAAGTATTCAGATTTAGGTGGTAGTCCTGATGCTTTACGTTTTAGTAGCGCAATTAGCTCCAGTTTTGTTGAAGGTATTACTACTTCTAATTGGCCCGTAACTCGAACACCTTTTATTCGTAATAAAACTGCAGTTAGAAATGCTATGAAAGCTTTACATAGCGAAGGTGTAGACGATGTTACTTGGGTTTTTAAAGATGGAGAATCTTTAGACTTTAAACAACGATTTGGAGCTTATTATTTATTAGGAAACCCTGCTGACGGTGATGGTTTTATTTTCTATGTTAGAGAAAAAAGTGGGCCTTTTCCTTCAGGATTTTATAGAACTATTTCAACTCCTATTGATTACGATTTATATGGAGGAGAAGAAGGCAAAATTATTAAAGAATTTAAAAGAAGAGGTATTGGCGATCCCAATCCCGATGAAGATGAACATGGAGTACCTGTATACCAAGAAATTAGACCTAAACCTGCTCCTAGAATTGCAGATACAAACGCATACCCTGAATTTTCTTTAACAAACTTTCAAGGAGTTGCTCCGTATTATCAAAGAATTAGAACACCAGAACTAGGATCTGTATTTGACAGAACAACTATGCCTCATTTAATTGCATGGGATGGTTCTGTCTCTAGTCCTGACTTTTTAGTTTCAGAAGGTCCTTGGACTCCTAGGTTATCAGGAAATAAATTTAATAATCCGGGTCCTTCTTTTATTTCGCTTAGTGAAAAGCCTTATGATATTTCAGCAAAAGCTGCTTCTCTTGAATTAATTGCAGCAGATCCGGGACTAGATTATTTTGGATTTAGTTCTCCTGTTACTTATGGCTCCGGTAAAGGTCCTAAATTAGCAAACACATATGACTCAGTATCAAACAATGATCCTTATGGATTAAGCGATGACGCTACTATTCAATTAATTGACGGTGAGAGTTCTCCTACAACTAAAACATACAAGCAAGTGTCTATTTATGATATGGATCAAACTCCGCCTACAGACACTGTTTATTTTCATCATGGTCAAAATGGTCATGAATGGGCTTGTAACTTTAAAGCTGCTGTTGAAGGAAGCAGTGGACATAATGGTACTATATTAGTTGATATTGATCATTATCCTAAAATTGTATTAACTCAAAAAAGTACTGGTACTCAAGGTAATACTACTGTTACTTTGGGTGCTGATATGGTTAAAACTGATTCAAATGCTTTTTCTTATGCTAATTCAGTATTAGTTATTGATCCCGGTAATTTTACAGGGGGTGAAGGTACTATTAACCAAGAGCCTACAAATACTGGAGGCAAGATCAGTGCCATGGGTTATTGGGAAAACAGGTTATGGTTTGCTTCCGGTAATACTATTGTTAGTTCTCAAAGAAATAACCCATATAACTTATGGTTTGATGACGGTGATACTCCAACTGATGACGATCCTATTGATCTTAGCCTTAGTGAAACTGATGCTACTAAGATTCAATGGATTGTGCCCTTTGCCTCTTCATGTTTCTTAGGTACTGATGGTACACAGCAATTTATTCTTAGTGGGGCTGAGGATTACATTTCTCCTAGTACTATTGTGCTTTCTAAGGCTACAGAATACAGCACCTCAGCAACAGCTAAGCCTTTAAATATTGGTGAGTCTTTGTACTTTGTAGATAATGGTCGTTTATATGTTTATAACAAAACAAAAAATGGTAGAGAGTTTTCTTATTCTGTATCAGAACCAGTCTTTGGTTACTTCCCTACAAATGTAACTCAAACATTACTTGTTCCATCAAATGACTATGCTCTGTTTACAACGAATGATACTAATAAAAAGAATCATATCTATGTTTTTCATCAAAGGTTACTGCCTGATGGGAATATTGGTCAACAAGCTTTCTACCGTTGGATCTATGGCGAGAACGACAGTACTGCTCCTGAGATTAAGAATATCTCTAATACTGGAGATAATCTTCATATCTTAACTAAGCAGAATAATAAGTACTATGTTCAAACCATGTCAATGTCTAGGGTTCTAGAGACTGATATCTTGCTTGATAAAAAAGTAACAGTTACAGGTACTACTAATTCTGGTAATACAAACTGGGAAGTACCTTATGTTACAGATTCAGTATCTATTGTACGTCATACTAATAACTTTGAGCCATTAACTGGCCTTACTTATTCTAATGATGGTACTGTAACTACTGTAGCTAAATCAGGTACTACTTACTCAGGCGAGTCAGTAACAATTGGAGAGCCCTTTACAATGAAACTGGAACTTAGTCCTTTTATTCTTAGGGATGAGAACAGTACTCATATTGACTCACTGATTCAAATAAAGAGTATGAACGTAAGGCATCATAAAACGGGTAAATATGAGGTTGATATTACTCGTCGGGGTAGAACTAATAAGAAGAGTGATCTTCTATTTGATCCGTCTAGGACCAGCAATGCTTTAATTACTATTAATGATGCTGATACTAGCACTCCCTTACATACTCAAAAGAATGGTCAATTCAATGCAAGGATTGCAGCAAATGCCGATGATGTAGAGATTATCCTTAAGTCTACATATCATGCACCTGTAAATCTTACGAATATTGAAGCACAAGTAGACGCTAACATTGGCGTAAATGTGAGTATTGAATGATGAAGGTATTACACGTTACTTGGACTGATCATGAATCAAACGGTGGTCCTAGCTGGGAATCAGCTGAGGACCAAATGGCATGGGCTGAAGAAGAATTACCTGTGGGTCAGACCGTAGGCTTTCTTTTTCATGAGACTCCCCTGTATATCGTATTAACTGATACACTGTTAGGGGACAATACAAGTGCATGTCACAAGATTTGTAAACAAAATATTATTGAAATGAAGGAGTTATATTATGACCACATCAGATGAAAGATTGAGCAAGCTGAGAGACTTGCTTATTGATAGCACCATTGATTATTTACAGTCTGAAACCTCAGACAAGTCAATTAACTGTGCCAGAGCTGTACTCAAGGACTTGGCTCCTAGAGAAGACGTAGAGCTGTCTGAGAAGCAAGCTGAAAGGATCCAAATGGCTATGGGCGAAGCCCCATTCAAGCTTAAGAATGGATCATGATTAACAATAAGCTAGATGAGAGATTAATCCCATCTAATGTTCCTCAGGAGGCTGTACAAGACTTTAGGAACTATGGCTATTACGTGATGAAATACATGGGTTTTGGGGAACCAACGCCCATCCAATACGGCATTATGGATGCTCTACAGAATCACGATAATGACATGGTTCTGGCAGCAGGTCGGGGTACAGGTAAGAGTGTTATCACATCTATGCTTGCTTCGTGGTGGCTCTTAAGAGATCCTAATGTCACAATCCTAGTTACTTCTGCTACAGCTCAGAAGGCTATTGACTTTATCTCTATGACTAGGAACATTCTAACAGCAGTCCCGTTCATGAACCATCTCTTACCCGGAGAGGACGATACGGACAATGCTATGGCGTTCAACACTGCGGCTCGGATTAAGGTGTCTCAGGACAAGTCTGTAAGTGCTGCGGGTATTACGTCTCAGATCATTGGTCGGCACGCTGATTATATTGTGGGTGATGACCTTGAGGTTCGGGGCAATTGTGATACTCAGGAGATGAGGGACAAGCTGTTAGGTCGTATCCATGAGTTTGAGTCTATCCGTAATAAGGGTGGTCGGGTTATCTTCCTAGGCACTCCTCATACTCGTGATTCTAACTACAATAAACTGGCTGCTTCAGGCTACCCCTTTATTAAGTTCCCAGCAGAGTTTCCTGACCCCACAATCCCCACTAGAATGGAGCATATCAGCCCGTGGATTACAGAACGGATGGTAGAGCTTGAAGCTAGTCCGGGCGATCCTACGCAGCCTGAGAGGTTCGACAGAGAGACTTTGGATGAGAGGCTTTCTAAGATTGGACCGGCAAATTATGCGCTCCAGTTTCTTTTAGATACCAGCCTCTCTGATGAGGAAAAGTATCCTCTCAAGTTGAGGGATATTATCTGTACGGATGTAGGTCTTGAGTCATTTCACCA